ATATAATAGTCTAGTATATAATAGTATATGTATATGATAGTATACTACTATATAATAGTATAATATATAACTTTTTTGTTACTGACAAAATTTTTTATAAATTACAATATGCCTAAGAAACCTACAATAAAAACACTTACAAAAAAACTAGACACAATATTTAGTGAATATATAAGACGAAAAGACGCGGACAAAAACGGCTTAGTACAATGTTTTACCTGTGGAGTCATTAAATACTGGAAGGGTGAAGGTATACAATGTGGTCATTTTATTTCAAGATCAAAAAAAGCTATTCGCTGGGACGAAAACAACGCGAAGCCACAATGCTATAGTTGTAATTGTGGTAGGTACGGCGAACAATTTATTTTTGGGCAAAAGCTAGGATCAACTATAACAGACGAGTTATTTAGAAAATCTAGGCAAATATATAGAGGCGACATAACAGAGCTGCAAAATAAGATAGAATACTTTAAAGAAAAATTAAAAAAATTAGATAGTAAATAGTATATTTGTACAGATTAGTTATTGTCATATTTAGTAAGAGGGGGGTTTTTTTATAGCCACCTTTTTTATTTTATAGACATTTTTTTTATATATTAGTTGTCTAAATATGCAATATGAATAATACCGTCAAGTATCTATTACACAGAATAGAGGCCTTAGAAGCCAAATTACAAGATCAAAAAAAACATATTGAAAATTTAGAATTTATTATAGACGGCTACGATAATAGCATAGTTGAAAGACTAGTTAATAATAAAGAAAAAGCAAAATCAAAATTTAATTAAAACCCCTAAAAAAATGCAAGGAAAAATAACAAAAATAGTACCTAACGGAAACTGGGAAGACAAAACAAAGTATAAGGTTACTTTTGATGACAAAGACGAATATACTTTTTTTGCAGTTGGTGAGTTTAAATTTAGTGTTGGCGACACTATAAATTACGAAGTAACAAATGCCCAGTATAAAAACGCGAAAATACCTAAGTCAGAATACGACAAGAAAAAAACATTTAGCCCGGCTAATAGTAAAGATATTACAATTAGTAAGTTAGCATGTCTAAAAGCTAGTGCAGAATTTCACCAACACCATTTTAAAGATGACGATATAGTGTTACAAACAGCACAGAAATTTTTTGATTGGGTGCATAATGGATAAAAGGAGATACGAAAAGAATGCTAAAGTTTTTGGCTATTCTTTAATTGGTTTAATAATTACAATAATTTTAATTCTAATATATAAAATATGAATAAGTACGAAAGTGAATATGTAAATAGTTTTGTAGTAAGAGACGAGCCTAGACTAGATTGGGTTGTATGTAAGGTACATATCAAAGCTGTAGATTTTGTAGACTTTTTAAATAAACAAAAAGACTACTTACAAAATAATAACGGTTTTATTACTATAGATTTACTAAGAGCGCAAAAGGACAGAAATAAAATGTATGCTAAGTTTACAAAAATAAACAAGTCAGCTACTAAAGAAGAAGTTAAAAAAGTAGAGACAAGCGACTTTATGCCTGACAGAGAAACTAGTACAAGCGAAGGTACTGACGACCTTCCTTTCTAAAATTTTTATTAACTTACAAGGGCAGTTTTATATTGCCCTTTTTTTTTGACAATATGCTAATTAATTACAAAAAACAAATACAGACATTAAACAAAATACAGAAAGGCGAAATAGTAGAAGGCCTTAAATTAGGAATACCACAAATAGACGAATTTTACAGACACAAGCCAAGAAGTTTTAATATATGCTTAGGGCATGCTAATACTGGAAAAACTAGCTTAGTGCTTTATATGATGTTATTATATAGTATAAAGCATAACCAAAAGTGGTTGATCTATAGCAGCGAAAACGAGCCGTACGAATTAATACAAAAAATATTAGAGTTCTATTTAGAACAGCCGTTAAATAAAATTATACCGGAAGACTATAAAGAAGGTCTAGCTTGGGTAGAAAAACATTTTCAATTTATAAACCCTACAAAGCTATATAGTTATAAAGGCTTGTTAGACGAGATGAAAATATTAAAAAAGGTTTTTGATTTTAACGGTGTTTTAATTGATCCTTACAACTCTTTAATAAAAGATAAAAAAATGTTAAACGGTTTAGGCGCGCACGAATACGATTATGAAGCTACAACAGAAATTAGAATGTTTTGCAAAAAAAATGATGTAAGTGTTTATTTATGCTGTCACGCGAATACTGACGCGCTACGACAAGTTTATAAAGACGGTGAGTTTGCTGGCTACCCTAAAGTGTGCGAAAGTTCGCATGCTGAAGGCGGGGGCAAGTGGATAAATAGAAGTGACCATTTTTGGAGTATACACCGTTTCATACAGCACCCAGTCAAATTTTTAGAGACACAATTACATATAAAAAAGGTTAAAAATATATCTTCAGGCGGTAGGTGTACACCGTTAGAACAACCTATATTATTTAGAGCAATTACTAACAATGTAGGGTATTCTATTAACAATGAAAGTCTAGTTAAAAAACTTAAAACAGAAAAAGCACCTTTTTAATTTAGAGATTAGTTTTATAACTTATAGTTTACTATGAGTTGTTTACTAACCAAATTAAACGAAAAAAACAACACTTGGAAAGACATAGTTAAGTCCTTCGGGGTTAACAAAGATACAGCCGCAGATGTCGTCCAAGAGATGTATATTATTGTACACCAGCAACTCGCCAAGAAAAAAAACATACTATACGAAAACGGCGAAATAAATTATTTCTACATATTTATTATTCTTAGAAACTTAGTTTACGACTTAAAGCGAAAAGAGAAAAAAATAACATTTACAGAACTTAACGAAATTTCAGATCAAAGCATAATAGACTATATAGAAAAAGACTATTACGGCATGCACAAAGCTATAACAGACTGGTACGAAAATATTGAATACTTAGAGATGAGTAAGGACGACACTAAGCTAACGACTTACGACAAAGACAAATTAAGAATATATTATCTAAGAAAAATATTTAAAGAGGTTTTTATAGATAAAAAGAAAGTAGCTAAGTTATCACGCGAAAGTAAAATAACATATTGGAGTTTACGAAATACAATAAAAATAATAGTAAAACAAATAAAAAATAATTATGAGATTAGGAGACATAACAGAAAAAATAATTAGCATACTAACATTTGGTAAAGGAAAAGCTATTGCTACATATATAGCCAAGAAATTAGGTTACGAGAGCTGCGGTTGTGAAGAGCGCAAGAATGCCCTAAATAATTTAACAATAAAGAAAAAATGAATAAGAAAAATTATAATTGGTGGACGCTTTTTAGAAAAAGCAAATCTAGTAAATTAAGTCGTGAAGAGTTTAAAAAAATTTGTCAAATATACAGTCAAGAATTTAATACAAAATATCACGAGCCGTGTACTTGTTCGCCAAAAGGTATACAAAGATTTATTGACAGGATCAACAAACACTACTTAAAAAATTAGCTATGGAGATAAAAAATATACACAAGTGGGAAAAAGCTATAGTAATGTTTTTTAACCTAGACGGCTGGGACTTAACTTGGACTGGGCAGCACAACAAAATTTGGGACGCTGAAGGTTATACAAGAAAAGGTAATAAAGTAGTTTTAGAAATAAAAGTCCGTAAAAAATATTATGAAAACAAAATGTTAGAAAAAAGCAAATACGACAAATTAATGGAATTGCCTGACGATATAGTAAAATTATACTATGTCGCAGATCCAAAGGGTAATTATTTATTTTGGTTAGACAGTATAAATATGCCAGCAATAGAAACTCTTACAATAAAACATACTAGTTTATGGAATGAAAACCGTATAAAAAAAGAAGTCTATATGCTACCTGAAAGCAAAGCTAGTATCGTAAATATGTATGATGACGACTTAATTGATTGTTTCGATTATAAAAAATTTAGACATTAATAGCTTTTTATTAACATATTTTTAGTAAATTGCAAAATGCAAAACACAACCCCCCCAAACAATATAGTAGAAGAACTTAAAAACAATGTCTTAGATATTGAGGAGTTTGGCTACTTTAACGAATTTCAATTACTTAGTGACTTAATATTAAGCTGGGAAGCTAGAGGAGTAGCAAAAGGCGCACCGGAAGCAGTTATGAAGGAGATTAATGCTTTCAAGTTAGCCCTTAGTCGTGTTGGTGTATATGTTAACCAAATGCAAAACAGACAAAGAAGCTACAATGTACAGCTTGGTAGGTTTAGAGAAGCAAAACTACAGGCAGACGCGAGAGTAAAAGAAATAGAAGAACACCTTAAACAGTTTGATCAAAACAATTTTAATTACAATGCCAGTTAAAAATTATAAAGTAGAATATTGGTTTTTAAATTTTGTAGGTGATTACGACTTTGGCTATGACTATGAACGAGTAGATGTAAAAGCTATAAGTCCAAAACAGGCTATACTTAAAGCTAAAGAAAAAGCTAGAAAGGGTGCTAAAAATTTTGCTATAGTTGACATAAACGGAAAAGTAAAAGAGTATGATAGCTGAACAAAAAAATAGAGCGCTTAAATATTTTACAGATCAATTAGCTAAAGCTACAAATAAAAAGAAGGCTGAATATTACCAACAACAAATAGATAATTTACAAATGGATAAAAAAACAATTACACTACTAGACGGCAAAGAGTATAACAAAAAAGACATATTAGAAAAAATGTCAGACGATAATTACTATTATGGTGAACTAAACGAGTTAGCCTTAAGTAGTAGTAGTTTGAAACTGTTATTAGATAGCCCTAAGAGTTATTACTTTACAAAAAAATACGGACAAGAAACAACACAAGCTATAAGGACAGGACACCTTTTACATTTAGCAATATTAGAGCCGGAGAAATACGACAAACTTAAATTTGTAGAGGTACAAAGTAAAAATACAAAAGCATACAAAGAGGCTGCGGCCGAACACGGAAAAGCTAATGTTTTTACAGCTCTCGAAAGAAAAGAGACAGAAAGACTTGCAGACGCTTTTTTGAAAAACCCTACCGCTATTAATATGTTAAATGATAGCGAGACGGAAGTAGCCGGACTAGTAGAAATAGACGGTTTCGCCTTTAGGGCAAAGGCTGATATATTAAAAAATAAAGGGGGCATAGTTGACCTTAAAACTACGGTCTCAGTTGCGGACTTTAACAAAAGCGCATACCGTTATAAATATTATTTACAAGTAGCTATATATTGTAAGGCATTTAATTGTTCGTATAAAGATTTTACATTTTTAGTTTTAGGAAAAAACACACTAGACATAGGAGTTTTTAAAGTCTCAAAAGAATTTTACGAATTAGGCCTACAAGAATTAAAAAAGGGTATAGAGTTATATAAAACCTATATAAGAGAAGACTTTGACATAAACGATTATACTATACAGGGTACTTTATGATTGATATACACAATACAGATTGTTTGCCTGAATTAAAGAAAATGAAACCTAATGAGTTTGATCTAGCTATTGTAGATGTACCTTACGGAATAAAAGACCGTATGCAAGGCACAAAACAATTTGGCCAACAGTCAAAAAATGCGGATTGGAATAAAGAAACACCTACAAAAGAATATTTTGACGAATTATTAAGGGTTAGTAAAAATCAAATTATTTTTGGTGCTAATTATTTCGCTAACTGTTTACCAAATGCTAGAGACTGGTTAGTTTGGGACAAAAAACAAGGTGACTTAAATTTTAGCATGCACGAGTTAGCTTGGACTAGTTTTGACCGAGTGCCAAAAATACTTAGACACTTTACACTTAGGGGCGGTAATGTAGAAAGAATACACCCCTGTCAAAAACCAGTAAAACTTTATGAAGATATATTATTAAGATATGCTGTAGAAGGCGACACAATATTAGACACTCATTTAGGTAGCGGTAGTATAGCTATAGCTTGTCATAACCTAAATTTTAGTTTAAGAGCATACGAATTAAATAGAGATTATTACGAGGCAGCAGTAGAAAGAATTAATAAACATACACAACAAAAAAGATTTTTTTAATGAGAAAAACAAAATTAAACCAAGCGCAAAGGATCACGAATTTAGAAAGAATGATAACAATGTTGTATATAAAAATGCGAAAGCTAGAAGAAATTAATAAAATTAAAAATGAAAATACAGACAAAAATAGCAAACCTAGTAACTAAAGAAACAGGCTGCGACATATTTAGTAGCAAAAAAACACAAGAAATAGTTGACGCTAGGGCGCTTTATGAATATATACTAAGAGAAGAGTATAAGCTGACATTAAAACAAATACAGGACTATTACAGATCAAAAGGAAAAAAAAGACACCATAGTACAATATTATATAATGTCAAATTATTTAAAAACGATATTAGATATAGAAGACCGCAATTTGAAAACTTTTTAGAATTTATATTGCAGACAGAAATAACACCTAGACAGCGAGACAACGCCTATAGGTTAGTCAACAAGCTAACGACACAAAAACAATTAAAAGAATTTAGAAAGCTAATAAACAATATAATAAAATGATCCATAACGAAATATTTGACACATATAGACTACAAGAAAGAGTTAAAGAACAATTAAAAGCTATAAAGCTATTAGTTAGTCAAGGTTATACAGTCTTAGATTTAGAAGGTAATATTATAAATAGAGAGACATACAAACAAATTAAAAAACCTAAATACGACTATAAAAGAAAACCCTATGTCAAAGACGAAAATAAAAACACCTGAATACTACAACGGACATAACGACTATACAGCAAAAGAAGTAGTAGAAAATTTTGATCTGAACTATAATTTAGGTACGGCTGTTACATATATACTTAGAGCATATAGAAAACATAGCACGCCTAATAGGTGCTTAGAAAAAGCTATACACCATTTAACTTTTGAATTAGAAAAACTAGAGGCTAATAAAAAAAGCTAGCAAATTTTATAATTTTAGCGTTATATTAGTAGACATGCAAGACACAAAAGACACTAAAAAAAAGATGTTAGAAGAGTTAGAATACAATTTAGGGATTGTATCGACTAGCTGTATGAATGCTGGTATTAGTAGGGCTACACATTATAGGTGGTTAAAAGAAGACCAAGAATATAAGAAGGCCTATGAAAGCATAAACGAGACAGCTATAGATTTTGTAGAGTCTAAGTTGTTTGAAAAAATAAAAGACAAAGACACAACAGCTATTATATTCTATTTAAAAACTAAGGCCAAACATAGAGGTTTTGTAGAGCGACAAGAACTAGCTTTACCTGAAACAAAAGAATTTACGGTTAAGGTTTTAGATAATGAGTGAAATACAGACTAACATAATTTGGAAGCACCTAGAAAATACCGACAAAAAAATAGTCATAGAACAAGGCGGAACGCGAAGCGGTAAAAGCTATAATATTTTATTATGGTTAATATTTAGCTATGCACAAAGATACACCGGAAAAACAATAACAATATTTCGAGTCACATACCCAGCTCTCAGGGCTACAATAATGAGAGACTTTTTTGACATATTAAAAAAACACGATTTATATAGACCGGCACAACACAACAAAAGTAATAGCGAATATATACTAAACGGTAACTTATTTGAGTTCGTAAGTGTAGATCAAAGCAGCAGACTAAAAGGCCGTAAAAGAAATATAGCATTTTTAAACGAGGCTAACGAATTTAGTTTTGACACCTATAGCCAAATTATATTTCGTACAGTAAACGAAGACAATGAGCCTACAATGATATTAGACTATAACCCGTCAGACGAGTATAGCTGGATATACACTAAAGTAAAAACTAGAGACGACTCAGACTTTTTTATTACTACATACAAAGACAACCCTTTTTTAGAAGACAGCTTAATACAAGAAATAGAAAGGCTAAAAGAGACTGACATAGATTATTGGCGCGTATATGGTTTAGGCCAAGTAGGCAGAAACAAAGCGACTATATTTACATATCACGAAGTAAACGAAATACCTGTCAATGCAAAATTTATAGCATACGGTTTAGACTGGGGTTTTGTTAATGATCCCTCAGTATTAGTAGCAACTTACATATTAGATAACAATTTATACATAGACGAAAAGTTTTATGAATATGCTATGACAAACAGAGACATACATAATAAGCTATTAGAATTAGGCCTAAGAAGAGGTGACGAAATATTTGCGGACAATAGCGAAATGAAAAGTATAGACGAGTTACATAGGTACGGCTGGAATTGTAAGCCAGCACAGAAAGGCAAAGACAGTATACTAAACGGTATTGATCTGATGAAAAGATATAAGATACACATAACAAGTAGTAGTGCTAAAACTATACAGGAATTTAGAAATTATAAATGGACTGAAGATAAAAACGGTACACTATTAAATAAGCCTATAGACAAACATAACCACAGTATAGATAGTTGCCGCTATAGTATATTTAGCAAGCTGTCAAGGCCTAACTTAGCTAAGTACCATATAAGATAATTTTGTAGTTATTAACATTTTTATTATATTTGTGTAAATTTTAATTTATAAATATGAATAATACTAAAAATAAAACTACAGAAAATCACTCAGGTAAACTAGTTAGCGCTTGGGACTATGACAAAGCCGCTAACCTTAAAAACAAATGTAATGCGGCCGACAGTTACTTTAACGGCTTAGGTAGAGCTGAGGAATTAAAAGAAGACGACAGATACTATTTACGACATATGTTTGATTATATACAATGGTTACAAATGAGTAGAAATTATTATAAAAGTTCTTTTGAAGAAATTGAAACCTCTTCGCAAAAAGCGCTTAGGAATGTAGATTTTCTAAATGCAGAAATTGAATATTTAGAAAAATGGAAAAAGGCCGCTACTAAAGAGTTTGGTAAATGCGGTTATGTAGCCGGTTTAGAGAATGCAAATAAAAAAGCCTTACAATAATGACTAAAGAACTACATACAGAACTTACAGACTTGACAACAGAGTTAAGAGAAATAGAAGCCTCAATGAAATACTGTGAAGTAAAAGGCAGACAAGATTGGCCGGTATATAAAAAATTAGAAGAAAGGTCAATGGAAATAAAAAGTATAATACTAAATATTAGATAATGAAAACAATAGAAGAACACAAAGCTAGTTATAACTTTGCAAAAATTAAAAAGGACTTAGAGTTTGATCTGAAATATTACGAGGATCAAAGAGACAAGGCCGAAGCTAAAATTTGGCAGACTAGAGTTTGCTTAGAACAAATAGAGCAAATGAAAACAATGACGGGTGAAGATGATGTTTAATTTTTAGTTAGTTTGTTTGGAAAGGGGTTGCGAAAGCGCCCCTTTTTTTTTGTAGTTAATTTTATTTTTTTTTCGTTATATATATATAAACTATAATTATAATAATGGAAAACCTAAGACACATTTTGGGACTATGCGAGCATAGCGAACACCCTAACCTAATTTTTATATTAGCACAAATAATAATACTTTATTATCTAATTAATTTATACCTACGATATGAAAAAAAGAATTGACTTAATAGTACCTACAACTTTATTTGACATACCCTTAAAACACTATCAAAAATTTATAAAGACTTTTCAGGGTAAAGAAAAAGAATACACAAACGAGTATGCCGCATGTAAAATGCTAGAAATATTTTGCGGCCTAAAAAAAGCAGAAACACTTAATATAAAAATAGCTGACCTTAATAAAATAGTAAATAAGCTAAATACAGCTCTAAGCGAAAAGCCAAGTTTAATTACACGGTTTAAGCTAGGCAATACAGAGTTTGGTTTTATACCTAAGTTAGACGATTTAACTTTTGGCGAGTTTGTTGATCTTGAAAGTTATGTCAATGACTGGTCAACTATGCATAAAGCTATGAGTATTTTGTATAGGCCGGTAGTAAATTCATTTGGTAATAGATACGAAATAGAGGAGTACAAAGGCGACATTTGGGACGATATAATGTTAGATATGCCAACAAGTGTTGCTGTAAGTAGCCTGGTTTTTTTTTACCGTTTAGAAAGCGACTTGTTAAGAGTTACCCTAAACTCTTCGGAACAGGTACAGGACGGAATGACAGAGACATTACGCCAAGCGGAAACTTTTATAAAAACTGGGGGTGGTATCACTCAATAATGAAATTAGCTAATTATGAATTTTTACAACTTGAAGAAGTTACCAAAAAAAATATACACGAGTGTTTAACATTTTTAAGTTATGCTAGAGAAAGAGACGAAGTAGCCGATTACGAAGTGAAACAAAAATTTAATAAAAAGAAAAGATGAGCGACAAAATAGGGGCTAGAGCATTTTATATAATGCTGGACGCTATTAAAGACACATTACTAAACGACCAAGATATTAATACTGTTACATACGGAGATTTAAGCGAAGTTGATCTTGGTAAACAAACTATCTTCCCGTTAGCGCATATTGTTATAAACGGCGCACAAAACACCGGATCAACAATGGTTTTCAATGTTACTGTTTTATGTCTTGATATTGTAGACATAAGTAAAGAACCACAAGTTGACCCTTTTATAAAATACCAAAGCGAACACAATATACTAAATACACAACTGGCCGTAACCAATAGACTTTTTCAAAAATTTTATCAGGGTAATTTAAGAACTAACGGCTACGCTATAGACGAGTTCGCAAATTGTGAGCCTGTCATAGATAAGTTTGAAAATCAATTAGCTGGCTGGAGTATTACTTTTGATTTTATAATTAGAAACGATTTATATATATGTTAAAAAATGTACTAGCAGAGTTTGACACTTACGCCCTAAATGTTATTAGCGAGGCGAAAAAAAACCTATCTAAAAATAGTAGTACAGGTGATTTAGCTAATAGTTTAGATTACGAAATACAAAACAGAAAAACTACAGACCCTACGCTAGTATTTTATAGTTTGCCTTACGGTAAATTTGTAGACGAAGGAGTACAAGGCGCAAACCCAAATGACTTACCGCCGAATGCTAAATGGTACGGCACAAACAAAGCACCGGCAAGCCCTTATAAATTTGGTTCAGGTAGCGGTACAGGACTGAGAGCTGGAATTAACAAATGGTTAACACAAAAAGGCATAGAGGGTATTAGAGACGACAAAGGTAGATTTTTACCAAGAAAGACTAGTATATTTTTAATATCGAGAAGTATATATTTAAGTGGTATTAGGCCAACAGATTTTTTTAGTAAAGCACAAACTAAATACAATAAAGGCCTATATAGAAAACTTGGTGTCGCATACGCTAAAGACACTATTGAAGTAATTAAAAAAGATATAAAATAATGGATAAAAGATTTTTAAGAAGTAGTATAACAGTAGGTCATAGTTTAGCTTCAGTAGAAACTAACGGATCTGCGAGAGTACAAATAACTATAGATAGTGCCGCTACGCCGCAGTATGAGTTTATACAAAACAAAACTAGTTTACAAAGTATATATTTTGAAATAGCTGAGGTAATTAGAGACTACTTAACAATAACTTATGACGGCACAAAAACTAATCAAGTTGTAGACTGTAGCGTAGTCTTAGAAATGTTTGACGAGTTTAACGCGACAGGCAACTCATTATATACAAACACAATAACTTTTAAAGGTTGTGACGGTTATACCTATTTTGAAGAGGGCGCAAATTTTAAAGTAACAGCTAATTCAGGTATAGCACAAACAAACTTAATATTTTATTTACCCGAAGGAGTTACAAGTAGAGTACCGTTTTTTAACAGCAACGGTTTTACCTATGAAAACATATTAGCAAATGATGAGGGTACGGTAGACATAGAAGATATAGAAATAAAAGTAAATAGAATATGTGAAAAAAAATATAGGCCTATAGAAGTAGTTTTTGTTAATCGTTTTGGCGCGCTAGAAAGTTTTTATTTTACACTTAGAAAAACCGATAGCTTAGACATAAAAAGAGAAGAGTTTAAAAGAAACATAATAGACTCGACCGGAAGCTATAGCACAACAACACATAACAGACAAAACTACAATGTCACAGGCCAAGAAAAATTTACACTAAACACACCATATATAAAAGAGTGTATGAATAAAACAATGGACGAGATTTTGTTAAGTGAGCAAATTTGGGCGCATGTACCGACAGGCTGTTATACCCTAAGAGGTGGCACAGGATCAACATTTTTAATTATAAATGCTTTAGGTAATGCGCAAACTGTTACGCTAGGCTCAGGTACAAAAGACGATTATTGTAGTTTAGAGTTGCCACAGCTTGTAACAGGTGACGGTGGTTTTGATATACTATATAATGTTTTACCTATAGTTTGTACAACAACTAGTTACCAAAAGAAAACAAACTTAGACGACAAGCTAGTACAATATACATTTGAGTTTGAGTTTGCCTACGATAAAATAAATAATATAAGATAATGCAACAATTACAATTATTTATAGCTGACACTAGAGTAGATTTGTTTAAAGACGAAACTATAAACCTTACACAAACTATACAAAATGTAAAAGACATAGGAAGTATATTTACAGATTTTAGTAGAAGTTTTAGTGTACCAGCTAGCAAAAATAATAATAGCATATTTCGACATTATTATAATTTTCAGATCATAAACGGTTTTAATGCTAACGACAAAGTAGAGGCAGAAATAAAACTTAACAGCTATTTATTTAGAAAAGGTTATATAGCGCTAGACGGTGTAAATATGAAAAACAATAAACCTAGTGCTTACAAGCTAACATTTTTTGGCGAGACTGTAGACCTAAAGAAAAAACTAAAAGAAATAACTTTACAAAATGTTTTTGAAGGTGACACGACATACACACACGATTATAATTTAACTAATGTAAGACAGGGTTTAAGAGGCCAGCTATTTAGCGGTCAAGTTATTTACCCGCTTATATCACATACTGAGAGGTTTTATTATGACAGTTCACAAACACAAGCCGGTAGTAGAAATTTATATTATCAGGCCGGTACTAATCAAGGTGTAAATTTTAGAGACTTAAAACCAGCGTTACAAGTAAAAGAAATAATTAGCAGAATAGAAACTTTTGCAGACTTAGAGTTTGACAAGTCTTCTAGCTATTCTTTTTTTAACCCAAGCAATACTATATTTAATCAGTTGTATTTATGGTTAGCTAGGGCTAAAGGTAATTTAGGACAAAGCTATACAGGCGAACAAGAATATAATTTAATAATAAGTGAAATTACACCGGGAGTTGCGCAAGACTGGAACCCCTTTGATTATACAAGCGGTAATTTACCTAGTGGCGTAAAAGATAGTTTTTTTGAATTAATAGGTTCTAACTTATATGCTGGAGTATGGAATGTTAGACCTTATGCCGATTTTCAAGGCGGTGACTTTATAACAATAACTTATACTTATAGGTGGCGTGTTATTGGTACAGGCGCTAGTACATTTGATATGATATGCGAAGATGTAACCGGTACACCTATCATTATAAAATCACAGCTCGGATTGACAGCAGACGGTACAACTGTACACACAATTTTTGGTGACGACATAGGCGGACTACAAAATAGTAGCGGCGTTTTAACTAGGCTTAGGTGGCGTGTTGTTACACAAGACCCGACTTTTACATATACAACTGAGTTAAGATTAACAAAGCATTTTGTTGACGCTGGCGCTGGCGGTGGTAGCGAAACTATTGATCACCATACAATAACAACTGTACAACCAACAGGCGCTATAAGTGAAATTATAATATCAGACCAAATGCCTGATATGAAAGTCTTAGATTTTTTAACAAGTATATTTAAGATGTTTAATTTAACGGCCTATGTACAAGATGACGGTAAAATACAAGTACAAACTTTAGACAGCTATTATACAGAGATAGGCGAAGAAAGAGATATAAGCGAGTTTGTAGATGTAGAAAAGTCAGACATAAATTTTGCTATACCATATCAAGAAATAGCTTTTAGGTTTCAACCGCCTAAAACTTTTTTAGCTATAAATTTTAGTCAGATCAACAATGCTGTTTTTGGCAATTTAGAAAACTCATCAAATATCGGCGGTATAGTACCTACAGACAGAGGAAATAAATATGTAATAAATGTAGGTTTTGAAAAAATGCTATATGAAAGACTTAACAATAATAGTAACGGGTCACCGACAAATATAGTTTTTGGCTGGAGTGTAAACAAAGACCAAAACCCTGAACTTACAAAACCATTATTATTTATTAGAAGATATACAAATGTTAGTTCGACTAGAATAAGCATGCAAAACGCTAACAGCACGGGCAATAATGCTGGGGCTATAAATAATTATAATAGACCAGCTAACAGCTTACAAGATGAGACTATTAATTTTGGCGCAGAAATAGACGAGTTTACAGGTACAGTAAAAACACAAAGTTTATTCCAAGAAAACTATTTTAACTATATAAGCGGCGTATTTAATACACAAAGAAGACTTGTAAAAGTTAAAGCGTTTTTGCCGTTAAAAATATTACTTAACTATTCACTTGCCGATACATTTATAATTAACGGTAATGAGTACATAATAAATAGTATACAAACTAATTTACAAACAGGCGAAAGTGATTTAGAATTATTTAACAAAATAACATTATGATAACTACAATATTAGAAATGCTGAAAAATGCAAACGGAGAAACAGAGTATATAAGAGTTGCACAAGGCAAGAATAAACTACCTGTTACAATTAAAGAGGCGTACAAACAATTAAAAACTGAAATAAAATGGCTAACGAGAAAATAGGAATAGATGTAAATCTTAACGCCAAAAATGCTTCGCAGCAACTAGGCCAGTTAACACAAAACTTAAAAAAGTTTAACGGAGAGCTGGAAAAAAATAGAGAGGGTGTAAAGGTAATAGACTCTTTAACTGGTGGCGCTGCGACAACTTTTATAAATTTAAAGAAAAGCGTTACTGGTGGTATAGCGGCTGTAAAAGGTCTAGCGTTAAGTTTTAAGGGTTTAAAGACCGCAATACTTGCGACTGGTATTGGTGCTATTGTAGTTGCTTTAGGTTTAATAGCTGCATACTGGGACGACATTAAAGAATTAGTTAGCGGTATATCGGCAGAACAAGAAGAACTTTTAGCGACACAAAAACAACAAACCGAACTAACACAACAACAATTAGACAATATTAGCGCTACAGAAAATATCTTAAAGCTACAAGGTAAAAGCGAAAAGGATATTTTGATCTTAAAAAACGAACAGTCAAAAGAAGTTATAAAAAGTTTAGAAGCACAACTACTTACACAAAAACAACTTAAAAAAGACGCGGTAGAAACAGCAAATAGAAACAAGCTAATACTACAAGGCATTTTAGCTTTATTGACAGCGCCTATAAGTTTGCTATTAGGTGCAATAGACGGTGTTACAGCCGGCCTAGAATATTTAGGTGTATTAGACGAAGGCACAAGTTTACTAGACAATTTTACTGGTAGTATAGCAGAATTAGTTTTTGATCCTGAAGAAATAGCCGCAGAGGGTGACGCTGCAATAGAAGAAACAGAAAAGCAACTAACTAAACTAAAAAACCAACAAGCCGGCTTCCAGCTACAACTAAATAAAATAGATGACGATAACGAAAAGAAAAGACAAAAAAAGCGTGATGATGACGCGGCTGAAGAACAAAAGAAAAAAGACAAAGAGTTAGCGGACGAGAAAAAAAGATTAGAAGACATACAAAAAATTAGAGACGATTTTAAAAGAAAAATAGAAGACGAAGCGGCAGAAGATGAAGTAGCAAAACTAGAACTAGAAAAACAAAGAAAACTTAAAGAACTAGAAGACTTAGAAGCGACAGAGGCTGACAAAGCCGAAGTTATAGCCTTTTATGCAAAGAAAATAAAAGACGCTCAGGACGAGGCAGACGCTGAAGACAAGGCAAGAGACGAAGCTATTAAACAACAAAAAATAGCTATAATAGGTCAGACTTTTGGCGCTATTGCAGACATACTAGGTAAAAACAGCGTAGCCGGTAAGGCCGCAGCTATTGCAGCAGCAACTATTAACGCCTATCAGGGTGTAAGTGAGGTTTTTGCTAATAAGAGTACACTACCTCAACCTTTTGCAACTATAGAAAAAATAGCAAGTGCTGCGACTATTTTAGCTGCCGGTATAAAAACTGTTAGACAGATCAAAAGCACACCTAGACCAGCCGGAGTAAAAGGCGGTGGCGGCGGCGGTGGTAGTACACCAACACCTATACCGATAACACCCCCAGCTTTTAACATAGTAGGCGCAAGCGGTACAAATCAACTGACATCAGCAATAGCAGCCCAAACTAATATACCTAGTAGAGCCTATGTAGTGTCAAGTGATGTAACAACAGCACAACAATTAGAAAGAAATACAATAGACGGCGCTAGTCTGTCATAAATACAAATATTAATAATTAACCGTTATATATAAAATGAGAATAATAGAATTAATTATAGACGAAGAAGACGAAAACTCAGGGGTTGACGCTATTAGTTTAGTAGAATACCCAGCTATAGAAGAAAACTGGGTAGCGTTAAATGAAAACAACCGGGAGTACAAATTTAAAGCTGTAGACGAAGACAAAAGATTACTAGTAGGTGCGCTATTAGTACCTAACAAAATGATATACAGAAAAGACGGTGAAGAAGAGTATTATATACATTTTAGTAAAGCAACTGTCCGTAAAGCGTCTGAGCTGTATCTTAAAAGAGGTTACCAAAACAACGCGACATACGAACATATAAAACAAATAAAAGGTATTAGTTTAGTAGAGTCTTGGATCGTTGAAAACAAAGACCAAGATAAAAGCAATATATATAATTTAGATTTGCCTGTTGGTACTTGGGTAGGTTCTATAAAAGTTGACAATGATAAAATTTGGGAGTTGGCAAAAGTCGAGGGCGTAATTCGCGGTTTCAGTATAGAGGGCTTTTTTGCGGACAAGGCAGAAAGACCTAACGAACAAATAGAAGAAAACCTAGAAACTGAAATACAAGCCGGGTTAGAACTTTTACAGATCAAAAAAGAACTTATAGAAGATGAGTTAAAAAAAAAAATTAACTTAGAAACATACAACGATTACCCGCAAGGCGCAGTAAACAACGCTAAAAGAGCGTTAGCTTGGGTAGAAAAAAACGGCTGGGGTGATTGTGGTACACCCGTAGGAAAAAAAAGGGCTAGCCAAATTGCAGCAAAACAAAAAATAAGTAGAGACACAATTTCTCGTATTGCAAGTTTTAAAAGACAACAAAAAAATAAAGATGTACCATATAGCGAAGGTTGCGGCGGTTTGATGTGGGACGCTTGGGGCGGAAGTAGTATGATAAATTGGGCTATTAGTAAACTAAAAGAAATAGATAATGATAACTAGAAACAGACGAAGAAACAGGCGCGGCATGAATAGGCGCAATAACTATAGAGACTACGGACAACTTAACACGGGTACAAGGGCTGGCGGTAGTAGAGCGTGTTTATGCCCGGACGGACAAGACTATAGTATTGAGTGTTGTGACGGTAGTTTGTGGGCGCAAGGTATCGGGCGCATTTAAAAATGCAAATTTTTTTTATCTATCGTTATATAATAAAGTTTTACTATGACTATAAAAAATAGAGTTTTTTCAAGATTATTTGACAAAGAAAAATACGAACTACATAATCAAAATGTAGAACAACAGCATAAAAAAGCTGAAACAAAAAAAGTTAGCCTATCATTACAACAAGAAATTACAGACATAAAATTTGAAGTTGCAGCAAATGGTAGTGAGATAGAAAGAGAAATAGAAATAGTACAACAGTCGCACGACAGATTTGAAAGTCTTTATGACGAAGTAATAGAAGAAGCGACAGAGTTTACGGCTTTTTGGGTTTCTCTTAACGGATATGCTAATGATACTTTAAACGAGCAACTTATTGAAACAGCAGAACTAAAGCTAGATGAATATGCAGATGTAGCGGCACAGCTAGGCGTTGATCCTAATGACTTTGTAGATTATGAAACAACTCGATATATCGTAAACGAACTAAGAGATAATATAAGTAGGGCTAGAGAAGTTTTAGACGATACACAATTTAATTATGAAAGGGCTTTAGAGCCGTCAAGTTTAAGCTAATGATAAACACAAACAAAAAAGTAAATAAAATTTTTACTAGTCTAAGTAAAAGAGACGGCAGCAGAGTATTTTTGGCAGCTATAGATGAGGTTATTAACCAACTAGAAAAACTTAATCAATTTAACGAAAGCTACCAAGAATTATATAGAGATACGGCAGACACGGGAGAAACTGTAAGCGCACAATTTGACGAACTTAGAAGTAATGTAAGTAGGTTTGTAGAATTATACGAAGCATTTGTAGCGCAAAAAAGCGAAATAAATAGTTTACTAAATGAAAGCAGAACAGTTATTGATAACTTTTATGATCTGTCAAGTCAATTAGGCCTAGACCCTATGGATAACGAAAATTATTCACAGCTATACGCTCTAGCGGCAGATGTAGAATACGAGTTAGAAGACCCGTTAGAAGACGATTTATACTTTGCCTATGAGTCAGCACAAAAACTAGATAATTAAATGAGTGTAAATAAAAATAGTAAGGTTAATAAAATACTAGCTACATTAAGCAAACCTAATGTAAAAAGAAAAGTAGCATTAAGTTTAGTAGACCAAATAAACTATGAGTTTGAGGCTTTACAGGACGAGGTAGGTAGAATTAGTTATAGTGTTAATGAATTTTTTGACGAAGAGTTTGACAAATTTTATAATTCTAGAAGTAATTTATTAGCTGTATATAGAGACAACTCAGAGGCTTTTATAACTGAAGCAGATGTAGCCGGCGACCGAGAAATTTTATTACAAATAAAAGACTTGGCAGAGCAAATTGGTATGATCCCTGAAGATGTTTACCCAAGCTGGCAAGAACACTTAGACCTACTAGACGAGTTAGAGGACTTAGAAGCAAGGTTTGACGAACAGAGACAAGAATTAAGAGACTTTGGCGTTATATAAAAATTTAAAAAAATGAGTGTAAATAGAAATAAAAAAGTAAACACAATTCTTAGTAAACTAAGAAAACCTAGAAAAAAAGTTGATCTAGGAGTTGTAGACGAATTAGACAATGAGTTTGGTAGATTAGAACAAGCCTATAGCGAAGCGAGTTATTTAGCTTACGAGTGGGGTGACCAAATAATTGACGCTTTTTCTGACTTACAACTAGAATATAACATAGACGATTATATTGTAAACGGTATGACTACAGACTATGAAGAAATATCAGAAATTGTAGCGGAAAAACTTAGAGCTGTAGAGCGCAGCGCTGACGAGTTAGGCGTAGACCCTCGCGACTTATTCGGATATTATGACGAGGCTATACAAATGACAGATAATCGTGAGGAAGTTAATAGAGACGCTTACGACAAATATATAGAAGTTATAAATTATATAGGTAACAATAACTTTTGGAGATAAATAAATAAATAAATAAAAAATGAAAAGTAGTAAATTATTATCACAAATTAAGACTTTGCTAAACGCTAAATTAAATTTAGCACAGCAAACTCTAGAAGACGGTGTAACTATTATTGAAGCTGAGTCATTTGAGGCCGGACAAGCGGTTTTTATTGTTTCAGATGACGAAAGAGTTGCGCTACCAGTAGGAGAGTATAACCTACAAGACGGCAAAATTTTAGTAGTTGCCGAAGAAGGCAAAATTTCTGAGATCAAAGAAGCTATGGAAGTAGAAAAAATGGAAGATGACGAAGAAGAAAAGAAGGAAGAGATGAGCGAAGAAGAAATTGTAGTTGAAGCACCTGAAGAGGTTGTAGAAGAAGTATCGGAAGTAGTTGAGGCAGTAGTAGAAGCTATTGCACCAGTTATTGAAGAAGTAAAACAAGAAGTAGAAGAATTAAGAAAAAAATTCGAGAAACACTACGGAGAAGAAGACGAAAAAGAAAAGAAAGAAGAAAAAATGTCTTCACAGAGACCGGCAAGAAAGCCGCTCAAACATAGCCCAGAGACTACAAAAAGTGCGCCTAGAAATTTATACGCGCAAAACAGGGCATTTAATACGACAAAAGAAAGAGTATTTAACAAAATTTTTAATAAATAAATAAAATGAGAAAGTATAATTTTAGAGACATTACAGGGACAGGTAGTATTGGAACTATTACGACAAGTTATGAAGGACAATACTTAGGTCAGATTATCTCCGCAGCATTATTAAGCGGGGACACTATTGACAAAGGCGGTATTACGGTAAAGCCTAATGTCAAGTACAAAGAAGTAGTAAAAAAATTAACTAGTGACAATATTGTTGTCGACTCGACTTGTGACTTTACAGCTACAGCAGACGCTATTGATATGGCAGAAAGAGTGCTAGAAGTAGAGCCGTTTCAAGTTAATTTACAACTTTGTAAGAAAGATTTTTTAAGCGACTATCTAGCTTTAGAAATGGGCGACAGCGCATATAAAAATTTACCAAACAGTTTTGCAGACTTTTTAATGGCGCATATTGCTAGTAAAGTTGCAGAAAAACAAGAACAAAGCATTTGGAGAGGCTTAGCGGCAAACGCGGGAGAATTTAACGGACTAACTGTTTTATTCGCGGCTGACGCTGATATTAATGATGTGGCTAGCCCAGTTGCAGCAGCGACAGGTTTTACAGCCGATAACATTATTGACGAGCTAGGAAAACTAGTCGACACGATCCCTAGTGCTGTATATGGTAAAGAAGATTTACATTTATACCTACCTACTAACGCTTTTCAAAAGTATGTAAGAGCGCTAGGTGGTTTTGGTGCTAACGGAGTCGGCGCACAAGGTGTTGACAATAGAGGTACTATGTGGTATGATAACGGCGGATTGACATTTGAGGGTATTAAAGTATTTAAAGCGCCTGGAATGCCTACAACGGATATGGTAGCTGCGGAAGTGTCAAACCTATACTACGGTTGCGCGCTTCAGTCAGATATGGCAAGTGCCAAAATTTTAGACATGGCGGATCTTGACGGCTCAGATAATGTAAGGGCTATTCTAAGGTTTCAAGCTGGCGTACAGTATGGAGTCGGAAGCGACATAGCGTACTATCACCAGTCATAAATAGTAAAATAGAATTAACAAAAAAGGGGTAGGGTTAGCTTTGCAACACCGTACAGATTTTGAAAAATAATTAAGTTGGTACTTGCCCGCCCTTTTTCTTAAAAAAAATATAATATGAGTTGTTCACAATTAGCAAAAGGTAGAGCGTTACCGTGTACTAGTAGTAGTGGGGGCATAAAGCATATTTGGTTTACTGAATATGGTACTTTAGGCGACTTGACTATTTCAGGTACTACCGGCGAAGTGACAGCTATTAGCGGCACACCGACACTAAATAGATATGATGTTGAAGGCGCTAACGGGCTAGAGCAAGCTGTAACAAGTAGTGTTGAAAATGGTAGTATTTTTTACGACCAAACACTAACAGTAACACTCAAAAAACTAGATGTGGACTCACAGTTTGAATTAACTAATTTGTTAAAATCTAGAGTTCACATATTTATAGAAGACTATAACGGTAATTATTTCTTAATAGGTCATACTAACGGCGCGCTAAATAGTGGCGGTTCTATCACAACCGGCCAAGCGCTCGGTGACTTATCAGGGTTTTCAGCATTAACTTTTAATGCACAAGAAACAATACCAGCACCATTTGTAACTAGTTCAGTAGTTACAGGCGCTAGTGAAAATGCACAAATAGAACCAGCATAATAGGGGTATTATTTAGGTTATATGTTGGAAGGGGGGCTTTTGCCCCCTTTTTTGATCTGTAAATTTTAATGTGTGCAGACTGGGTGCATACATACAATATATATTTGTAACATAAACACGGAGAACAGGGAGTCGGACAATAGACCTAACCTGAGCGCAGTCTCCACCTAGAAACCGGCAAGAATATTGTCGGGGGAT